GGTTTAATAACAACACCACCTGTGGAGATGTATTCACCATTCAATTTAATTTTACAGAGAACTGATTTTTGTGTTGGGTTATGAATTTCAAATTCAAAATTATCCTTATCTCCAAGGAAAACGGTGTTACCGTTGTAGACTTTAAGACGCGACTTTTTCTTTGTGATGTGAGCTGTCGGTTTGCCCACGCTTGTTGTTGTGTAATACATTTTCTTTAATTTTATAATAGTTAATGACTATGTTACCAATACCTTCGTGTCCGTGAATACTCAACAGCCTGTTAGGGCTGGGGACTGATAAACTAAAATCTAAAAATAAATATATTGTAATTTGAAACTTAGTAAATAATTTTAGACCCCTTAACTATATTTTCTTTACCCCACATAGGTTGAAGGTTCTCTAATGACCAACATTCCATAAAACTATCGTCATCAATAGATTCAAAATTAAAAGAGGATATTGGAGTTTTATGGTCAACATGCCACTCACCATAATTCTCCCACGTCATACCATCCGTAAACAAATTCTCTAAATGTGAAATCAATTCTTCAGGGGTATATCTTAGAATGTCAAAGTAATGTTTATTCTTTTCTACATTATTCTCCTTTAATACCTGATATATAGCAGTTCTGAAATTGGCGATTAATTTATATGCGGGGTCATTAGCTTTACGATTTCTTTCGTAATTACGTTTGGTTTTACGAATTTTATCCAAATTTTTTTCACGGTATTCTTTAAGATATTCTTTACGATGTTCTTTATTTTGTTCATACCAAGTTTTAACATAATCACCAACCCTTTCTTTGTTTTTTTCTCTCCATCTTTTATCTGCAACTTTTTTACCTCCAATGTTTCTTCTACCTGGTAATCCAAAAACAACACCATTCTCTTTAAGAATTCTATTAACGGTTTGTTTACTAATACCAGTTTTTATAGATATAGTATGAGTCCCTAATAATTCCTCATTATACATTTTTAGAATATTATCTAATTCTTCTTTATTTAATACTATTTTTTTCATAATTATAAATATAAGACATTTAACCAAAAAACATATAGTTTTTATTAATAAATAAAAAAAGGGACAATTTCTTGCCCCTTTTTAGTGTATTTGTTAAAGATTGATTATCTCAATTCTCTTAAATCAAATGTTCTAACACCATCTACTGTAATTCTTCCGTAAAAGCGGTTATTTACCATCTTCTTAGCGTATCTTGTCATGATACCTTTGATTGGTGTAAAGTTGAACGGATTGTACATAGTTGGAGTTAATTGTAGAGGTACGTACGGTGCGTAGATGTAACCTGTGTCTAACAATGATGTTCCTTTGTGTCCCATTAACACTTGGTTAGGTGGGAAGTAAGGGTCACGGTAAACTTGGTAACGACCTGCTAATGTACCAACTCTTTCAATACCCATGTTGTATTGGTCTTGCTCAGGAGCCGCGTTTGATACGTGGAAATATTCCAAGTCATCAAAGATTGCACTGATTTCAGAAGAAACAACAATCCAGTTTGCTCCACCTCTTAATGTAGATTTGTGGATTTGAGCTGAAATTTGGTTGATTGCTGTGATTAAAGTTTGGTTCCAATCTTTTTGAGTGTAAGGAACTGCACTTGAACCCAGACGCTTCCAACCATTGTAATCCCATCTTAAGTTCCAAGCCGCACCTTTACGTAAATCTCTTAAGATTTCACGGTCAATTTCTGCCGCAACTTGTTCAGACAATAAAGCTGTTAATTCAGCCTCAGCATCAATGTTGTGGAACGCCGCAACGTCTTGAGCCATTTCTGGAGACCATTGAGCTCTTAATTTTCTTTCAGTTACAGAAACTGTTACTGACATAAGGTCAAACGATACCTCACCGATTCTATCTTCAAACTCTAAGTTTTTGTAGATTCTGTATTTAGCGGTGAACGCTTGGTTAAGAACCGTTGTTGATGAGAAAGTTGAACCTGTGTAACCGTCCATAGAACCGCCACAACTGATACAAACTGGTACTTGTAAATCAACTTCTAAATAGATTTTACCTTCAGCATCACATAGGTTATCATATTGACCACCACCAGTTTTACTTCCAGGGAAAGTTAATGTAGCGTTGTTATTACCGTATTGTACAATACTCTTACCGTATTTTTGAGTTACAACTCTGAATAAGTAAGGATTTGAAGTGTTTGCAGATGTTGTAAAGTTTCCTGATGCGCCATAAACAGTTAAGTCAGACAAGAAAGCTTCATTATCCATTGGTTGACCGTCAGGACCAATTAATTTACCAGCACCGTCAGAAGCAAAACCTGACATAACAATTAATACTTTTCTATAATTGTCAGTAGTATATGCTGATGGAATTAATGAATCAGCTGCCCAAGCAACTGTTTGTACATCAGCAGTGATTGCAGAATACTGTCCTTTAGAATAGTCAAATAAACCTGGTGGGTCTAATGCTGGTTCGTTACCTTCGTAGAATCTATCGTAAAGGTCTTTAGTGTTGTTGTAATCATAACCCGCATTTGGACTATCTTGTGTTGCGTTTGGTGAACCATAAGGTGCGTAGTGAATACCAGTTCCAGGGTAATTCGCGTCACCTTCAAATTCGTTTTGGTACTGTTGGATGTTAGGTACAAAGTAGAACAATTTACCGATTGGTAAGTTCATAGCTTGTACTGAAACGATGTCGTTCGCTAATAATTTAGAGAATACACGTCTAACGATTGGGAAAACCACTGTTTCAAAAGCTCCTGTATCAGAAGTAGTTGATGCTTCATTAATTAAATATGATGCTTGGTTTTCGTACAATTGTGCTACGTTTTCTCTCATGTGACCTTTAAGACCTTCTAAAAAGCCTAATTTGTCCCATTTGTTAATTGTGTCTTCTTTAATAACTTTAAGGTGCTTAAGACCGATGTTACCAACAAGACCTGATTCTAATAATGCTCCCATTTTAGTATTTGTTTTGTTTTTTTAGTTTATTTTTATTATTTTTAATTTGTTACCCTAATTTACCCATTAAATCTTTCATTCTTAAGAATTGAGGATTTTCATAAGTTTTTGACTCAATTAGAGTAGTGGATGAACCTGTAGATACTGTTTTGTTTAATTTAGTAGCCACTGATTCGTTAATTGATTTTGTTTCAACCTTAGTTAATTCATCTTTGATTGACTTGTAAAGGTTTTTAGATTCTTTTAATGTTTCAACATCGTCAAATCTTCTAAGGATGTTTATTTTTTCTTTCTTAGTAGTTGAGTGTTCAGTAAACAATCTTGTAGCGTAAGCTAAGTTTGAATTGAAGATTGCAACTTCATTAAGTTTTTCTCTGAAAACATTTAATGCTTTTCTATATTCTTCATTCTTTTCTCTCAACATTCTAACTTCTTCTTGTTCTATAGATTCTTTGTAAACAATATTACGATTTGGTGTAATACCTTTTCTTAATCCTCTACCTTCTTTGGAACCCATACCATAAGTTCTAGCAGCTTCTTTAGTTTCGGTTTTTTCGTAGTCTTTGTAATGACCGCCTTTAGTGCCAGCCTTTTTTTCTACACCGTTAACCTTTTCACGTTTGAATTCATCTTTTTTAGAACCCCAACCTTCTTTAGTTTCTGCTTTAACAACTTTGGATTTTCCTTCCATATTTGCGCCTTTTTTGTATTCAAATTTTGCTTTACCAGTACCCATAGTTTTAGGACCTTCTTTTTTGTCCTCTTTGAATCCTCCTTTTGCTTTATCTTTGTAAGAGAATTTTGGTCCTGAGCCAATTCCAACACCTTTTGGTTTTGTTTTCTTAGACGAATAAGCCTCATTTGTCATGCCAGCGAAGTCAAAATCTTCATCTTCATCAACAACTTCAAAATCAGTCATATCTACATCTTCTTCCATTTCAGAGTCATCATCTAATGTGATTTCATATACCACCTCATCATCATATGACATATCATCTTCTGACATATCATCATCTGACATATCTTCAGAGAAAATTGCGTCAATTACAGAATCAACAGTTTCATCAGATTCTTCATCCATTTCTTCAGTGTATTCCTCGTCGATTTCTTCAGTGTATTCCTCTTCAGATTCACCAAGCTTAACAAGATATTCTACGTCAGCATTTTCGTCGGTTAAATGAACATCACCACCGTCTTTTTTTACGATGATACCATCATTTTCACCCATAGCCTTAAATACTTTCAAAATCTCTTCGTCAGAAGCGTCAGTTAAATCTATTGGACTTTCATCTGAACCCATATCTAAGTCCATATCCATATCAACATCAGTATCAAAATCATCTGTATCTACTTCAGTATCAATATCCATGTCCATAGACATTTCATCATTATCTGCATCCGTATCAATAACGTCTGCATCCATTTCAATCTCATCTTCCTCGTCTTG